TTTGTTATTTTTTTGGCATTTGAGCTTAATTCCCATAGCTTACTAACACCGCCGGTTCTTGGTATTCTTTTCATCATGTCCGCGGGCAAATTGGCATTCTTGAAAAAACTATAGACAAAAGCTGCACACCAAGGGTCACCTGGACTTATACCAACATTTTTCTGCATAGTCTCAACCTCAGGACCTTTATTAGATCCGGGTGGCTTCTCCAGTGTTATTAATTTTAAAGCGCTGTCTGCTAATGCTGATATGCTCTCATTAATAAAATCATTAAAATTCTTAATTCTTCCCATGTTCTATATATCACAAAAAAAAGGACTTATAAATATAAGTCCTTTTTCTTATCTTCCCAATCCTTATCGGTTATGGGTTTCGAATTTAAGTCCCAATTGGTATCGGGATTTATTATCTTCTTCTTCTGTTTTTTCCAATCTCCAAATGTCCAAATAAATCTATTGTAGGCTTTGCCGACAGTAGTAAATCCTGTATCCCCTGGCTGTATAGCTATGGGTGACTGCGGCGGGACATAGGAGCTTGTGTCTGCAGGATTAGATGATATCTTCGTACTTTTCTTTGTCATAGATGACAGATTCTATTTTTGTTTTAGAGATCTGAAAAGTTTCGAATCCTCCGACAGTGCCGTCCATATACTCGGCAACTTTCTTTTCGCATTCGATTACTGAGTCTCCTGAAACAAGAAATTCTGATTTCTTGTAGATTGGGTCTCCAGCTTTATTAACTTCACCAGATTCAAAATTAACCTTTACTAAATAATAGCTCATGTAGATTGTTTTTAGCGGTTATAAATTAAGCTTTTTTATTCTTAGCTTCTTGTACTTCAGTTCTAACTTCCTGAGCAAGTTTTTTTAATTCCTGCATAGCTTGTCTAACTCTAGTACCAGCTGTTCCGTTTCCTTTACTGAAGAATTTTTCGGCGTCACCTTGAGTTTGCTCGATAAGAGCTTTAATTTGTTCGAATTTTTCCATGTTAAATTGTTTTTAATTTATATTTATATACTGATTTACTTAATTGTTCCGGTTATCTGCTTATAATAATCGATTTTTTACTAGATCCACTCTGAATTGACCAATTACTTCCCAATTGTGATATTGCTATAGACTTCATATACTCCATATACTCACCTTTACCAGAAAATTCGAGATTATCTTGCATTTCATCATACATTCTACTAATCTTTGGATTTGCCTCCAAGTAGCTATTTACACACTTAAATACAGTTTCCATAAGTCTTGATATCTCTCCACCTTCCATCTTAAACTTATCAGTATTGGTTTGTGGTATTTCCCTCTTGTCAACAGCGATATCATCTATAATCTCCGGAGATATTTTATTTATCGTCAATACGCAGTAGGAATTCTTTGGACCTTCTATTACTTCATGATCCGAATATTTACCTATAATTAGATGAAATCCCTCCTGATTGTCGCTGCTCTCTTTATCTATATTAAAGAAATAGTGATATACATCACCGATTTTTTCCAATAGAAATGGGGATGTACCAAATCCGTCAGATTCATTCATTCTATTAATAAATTGATCGAATGATTCTACAATTTTTGTCATTTTATTGTTCGTTATTTTTAATTTCTTCTATTTCATTATTAACTTCCTCTACAGTTTTCTCATCACCATATTCATTTAGATAATTAATAACAATAGATTCCTTTATGTCCTTGCCATTCTGTGATGACACTAGCTGATTATAAAATGCAGAAACACCAGGAGGAACTAATTTCTTAAAACCAAGAAAGTCCTCCTCGGCTAATTTTTCCCTTACCTCGGTGCCACTACTAGATCTGGAGGTCTGTATTATTTCCATATCATCAGGAAAATCACCGCCAGCTTTTTTAAGGTAATCTGATTGTTTTTTATAGTCTTCTATTCTATCATCACCAGCAGCTATTGCTTTAGGTAGATAACCAAGCTCCTTAGACTTGCCGTAAATAACACCAAGTAATCCTCGGTCTATCATAAAAAATCCTTGTATCTTACCTGCACTTTCCTTAACAACGGTTTCCATGTACTTTGATACAAGTTCACTGTTGAATGGGGATTTACCAGATTTATTGTGTCCGGGATGAACCACTGCAATTACGCTAGGCAGATTGTTCTTTTCCATCATTTTCTTAACCATCTTTAGGTGTCCGTTATGAAATGGCTGAAATCTACCGATTATAAGGTTAACCTCCTCCAATTTCTTTTCCTCTTTCTCCTCTGGTTTTTTATCCTCCGTTATTTCAACGTTTGGCTTATCCTTGGTGTCTATAGTTTCTAGCTTTGATATAAACTCATTGTAAGAATAGAAGTGATCGTATTCTTCCTCTTCGTTAGCGACATCATCATTTTCTGATGTTGTGTATTCAACCTTCTTGGAGCTAAGATTATTTCTTTTGAAATCCATGAAGGATGGAATGCTAGACTCCTGTATCTTTGCAGTTTTCTTTGCTGAAACCACTCTTTCTATATCAGAGACCAATAAATTGAATTGATCTATTATACCAGCAGTTATTATACCACCAGCTCTTTTCTTTATCTTTCTGAATGAATTTAGAATAAGCTTAAATAACGACTCATAAGAATCATCAGCTTCAAGATAACTTAAAACCCTTCTATCCTTTATTAATGGTTTATTTAATCTAAATTCTTCTTTCTTTAAATAATCAGGTTCCTGAAAATCCGCTCCCTTGTATTTGTAACCATTCTCATCTAAGAATTTAGCAAAAACATCAGATATGAATGAGATGTATCGCTGATCTTCAGTATCACCAGCAACATTAAAGCTATCAACACCTCTTTCCAATATGAAATTCATCACATCAAGCACAGTTATACCCAGAAAATCGCTAGGTTTTTCTGTGAATCTCTTTTTAGCTTTCTCCTTAGCAATCTCTGTAAAAACAGGATCAACCATTTTAGATAATATAGGCTCTGAATCAGAATCTTCCTCACCAAATCTAAATACTATACCCTCGATGGGCTTATCTAGATCAGCATTTAAAGCGCTCTCTTTAGCCTCGGGATTAAGAACACCGATAATATATCTAACAAAGCTTCTTGTCTTATATTCATTAACGAGATCTTCAAAGGGAGTTCTAAGGAAATCTGATATGCTTTCTTTCTGCTCCTCCGATAATAGACCCTGGAAAATGATTGGTGGTCTTTCAACACCGATAAGATCTGCCCAAGTATCTAGCTTCTCTTTATTCTGTATTGTGTTTGATGGTTTACCGTCATCACTCTTTGTGTGTACATAGGAGAGAATCAGATTATTTTTAGGAAGTCTATCGTATGCGATTTCGACAGGCTGTGTATTTGAGAAATACTCCAATCCAAATTTCCATCCCCTAGGAATTTCTTTCAGAATATGTGGTGGCAAAGATTCGATATATTGTATCGGCTTTTCATAATATTTCATTAGCGTTCTATCCACTAATGTTATCGGGTTTCTCTGATCTCTTTTATAAAAATTAAATCTTCCAGTTTCTAAGTCTCTATCAAACACAAATGCAGATCCGTCCATCTTTTCATTAACGGTCACATAAGAATTAAATAGGTTGTCTATGAATTCCTTCCCTTTCTTATTATAGATATCATATAAATGACTTATTCCTGACATATCTGTTTATTTGCTATTTAATATTTATACTTAAGATAACTGATTTATTTCGGATGGTATCTCCAAATTTGCTCTAGTTAAATATTCTTTGAACTTTTCGATTATGGCAGATAGTCTGTCATGTAAATCGAAATCATCCGATTCTATGATTCTTAAAAGATCCTCAAAAGTTTTGACATCGTTTATATCATACTCCCTACCAAGTGCAAATTTTACAAACTCGTGAGGATTTCTTGTTACAAATCTCTCACTGCCTTCAATTTTCTTTGCATTCTTTAATCTTGCTTTGAGCTTTCCTTTATATGACTTTGTGTGCCAGAATAGACCGTCGCTTAGTATTAAAACCGGCGTATCATAGTCCATAACGTCACCATTCTCGTCACTATCTAATATCTGTCTTCTTTCGGATAATATTGCTGCTAGAAGCCAATTACGATGTGCTGACTTATATTTACTTTCATCTATCTTATAGTTGGGTGAGTAGTATATAAATTCTGCCCATTCCATACTGGAAATAGGTATTAGATCAAGCTGAACCATACCTTTATTAGGATCTCCCTGAATTGGCCATCCTATACTAACTATATTTAGTCCCTTAAGATAATTTATCTCAGGGGTAAATCCAAGTGCATCAGACAACTTTTTACCATCTAATAAACCATTAATATGGGATGCAACATCCTTAACTGTTATCTGATGTTCTCTGGCAAACCATGAGCTATCAATACCAAGATCGAGATCTCCCGATGTGTCATCAGGTTTTTTCTTTTTACCTATGCTTCCTATTATAATGTACTGATCATTAGCTTTTGTTTGATCTATTCCCAATATGGGAAACAATATGGATTTTATGCTCTCAAGTGTCTTTGGAAATTCGTCCTCTCGAATTCTTCTTGCACTTTTAATAGCTGCTCCACCTTCGAAAAGCATAACAAATCTATTAAAATCTAGTACCTTATTAGGCATTCTTTCCCATTTTTTTATGATAACGCTCCATTACATCATTAACGTAATCTGTGTACATCTCCTCGTCTTTATTCTTAGGATTTGCCGGATCGTATTCTTTACCAAAATATTTTTTACCTTTAAGTACACCCGATTTATAGAATCTTTCAGCATCAGCATCAGTAACTTTCTTATTGGAAAGATTATCCATCTCCCATTTGTCAACGATCTCTTTTTTCTTTCCTGTAAGTTCATCTTTAGACAATTTAGAAAAACTGTCCTTATTATCACCCTTCGAAAAGAAATCCGCTATAGCCGCACCCGCACCTGCTATTAATCTAACAGTGTTTGGTATAAGATTGGTTGCCATTTTAGCAGTTTTGAATGGGTCGTTATGATCATCATAATATTTGGAGTAATAGCTATCACCCATTTCCTCTTTAACTCTAGAATTTACATTTCGTAACCATCTACTAAATTTAGTTTTACCAACAGCGCCATAAACATCGCTTTCGTTAACAATTTCTTCCGTAAATTCATTAAAGGATTTTATACTCATAATAAAAACATATTTTTCTATATATCCTAAAGAAAATTAAAGTTTAACCCTGAATATCTTATAATCGAAGCACTCTTTTTTATAGATCTGCATTCTCACCTCCCCGTGCTTCATTAGGTAATTTTGATAATGGTTTGTGCTAAAGTCATCAACGAAGTCAATAACATTGACTTTATCTTTACCCTCCATCTTACGCATACCCCTACCAAGACTCTGCTTTATAAGAACTTCGCTCTTGTATGACTCAACCAAAAATATATTATGAAGATTATTTATTGATATACCAGTAGAAAATGTACCATAAGTTGCTACCAATATTTTATTACCTCCAGATGCCATTCTGGATTTATATTCCTCTCTTAAACTTTCATCCGTGTCACCATCAACATAGAAAACTTCCTTCTCAGCATTCTTCTCCCGAAGCTGATTCCAGATTTGCTTACCATATTCATCCTTAACAGATTGGAAAAGAACTAATGAATTCTTAGAAGTTTTATTAATGAAATCCACGACATAATTTAAACGCTTCTTGCTTTCTATAACTAGCTTTCTTTCTATATTATAAAACTCGTTTCCTTCTATCTTATTATCCCCGTTTTTATTGCTATTGTTTAGTTTTATCTCAGATAGCTTATCTTTATATTCTTGCTCCAGCCAATCCATGATAACAACTTTAATTGAAACCGGTGTAGCATAGTTATTATCAAAAAGAAAGCTAGGAGGTATCTCAACAACTAGAGGACCTAAAAATTGCTGGATAGTAAGATAATCAGCAGTTCCTCTTTTTGTTAACGTACCCGTTAATCCAAATCTCCACCTTGAATGCATACAGTTTGCAACAATCTTCTTTATCGACATGCTGTTTGTATGGTGAGCCTCATCGACAAAAACAACATCAACATCGTCAAAAAACTCGGAATCCTGTTTAACCAGCGATTGGAATGTTCCCATTATTAGATCGCATCCTTCTCTTATTTTGCTTCCTCCGCCTATTTGTTGTATTTTAACACCAATTCTTTCTATACCATAATCTTCAAAATCATCGCTTCCCTGAAAAACAAGGTTTGTACTAGGAACGATCATTAGAAACTTTTTAATTAGACCCTTTGATTTAAGATATGCAAATATCATAAAAGCTATAAGTGTCTTACCTGACGAAGTTGCAACTTCAGAAACAGAATATCTATACTTAATAAGTTTCCATGCGGTCTCTATTTGATAGTCCCTTGGTTTTTTATTTGGATCTCCACCTATACCGTCTTTAAAAAATTCATCAACCCATTCAGTAAATTCAGCTAATGTTGGATCTTTTAATACTATCTGATCCAATCCATTGATTTCCATCTTTATGCTATACTCATCGCCTATCTGCAAAAGTTCTCTCCAGAGTCCGATTGGTATTTTCCAGAATCCACCTTTTTTCTCAATAAAGCATATGTTACCATCCCATATTTTCTTCTTCACCAAGGGATGAAAATAGAAATTATGAATCTTTTTGGTTAGCGAGATGTCTATTTGTTTCTTTTCAACCTCATCTGGGGAATCCACCAGAATTATCCATTGCTGATCTTCTGAAACTTGAAATTTTAACATGTCAGTTATCTATTTTTATTTTACCGTGGATCCTCTCAAGTAATCCTCCAGTGATATTCGACTTTTTACACCATATAGCATATGATCAACTGTCTGTATTGTTTGGTCTATGAATTTTCTGTGGCTTTCCACCAGTTCTATTTTCTCCGTGATCTCGGTAAGATCACCTTCTATAAGAACAGTCTTCTCGGTAGAACCGTATCTAACATCATTGTTTTCTGAATAATGTCTTAACTTGTTAGCCTTATCTGATCTGTATCTTGAGGAAAGCTTAGATATAATGGATGCTAACTTATAGCTATATTCCAATAGAACCTGTCTGTTGCTAAACATATCCACCTGAGCTTTTGCTAGGGTTTTTATGTCCTTCATCTGTATAGCTAGAACCTGGACTTTCTCTTTCCACTCCGCTCTTTCGTTCTCAAATATCTTATTAAAATCTGTTTTTTCTGTTGACATTAGAATAATTTTGGTTTGTCTTTTTTATTATTTCCGCTTCTTTTTTTAGGAAGCTCCACGGTTTTAGGTGTCTGATTTTTATTAAATTCTTTTTTAATCTTCGGTTCATCCACCGTGGGATCTCCGAAGTTTAAATCTATTTTATCCAGTCCCGTCTCTATAACCTTTATGGGAAATTTTAATTTCGGGATCTCGTCTCTCTTTAATTCAAGCTCCCATGCATCAGTCAGATCTGAAACTGTCTTCTTGTTATTCATTGATAAAATATCTAAGGTCGAGTACATCATTTGTAAAGTAGTTATCTAATCTCTTAATTTTCTTTCCTGTTGTTCTTAAATGGACAACGAGATCATTCAGATCCCATTTCCTATTTTTGCTTATATTATTCTCTTCCAGAAATTTACCCCAGTTAAAAACAGTGTGACCTTTACTTAATAGATCCATGGTTTTTTCTATCCCGGATTTATCCCAGTCATACCAATATTGTATATTATCAACTTCAAATGGGAATTTATTCTCCAACGAGCATAAACCCACTGAATTTTGCCAAAACCACGAATCCATGGGTCCTTCGAATATTGTTATCGTATTGGAGAAATCTAAAACACCCACACCAAATACATGGGATATTGGGTCTACCGCTCTGGCTTTTTCTAAAAATTCAGCATCAGTTACCTTTAGAAGCTTCTCATATATACCGCTTAGTTTATATGTGAAGTATTTCGGGGAGCCTTTTATAGCATTCATATTTCTAACCTGGAGTCCTATTATCTTATCGTCGGGTGTAAGATTGAATAGAAACAATCGTTCTCTCCTGTTGTCCCATGCAAGTTTCTTGTCTGTTTTTTGGCTTCTTCTGGTTACGTATCTTTGTATTTTAGATCCCCAGACTTCCTCGAGATTTAACTGGCTCATAAACTTTGATCTATCTATAAGTATATCGCTTATGTCATTATCAAAGAAATAACTTATATCAACCTTTCCGTAAACATTCCTTCTCTTTCCCTTGTTCTCCTCCAGTATGCCCCTTACTTCTTCCCTCTCATCACCAGTAAATTTATTGTATAATGCGAAGTCTTTGAAAAAGGAAACAAAATCTTTGAATATACCACATCCTCCATTGTAACATTTATAAGCTAGAGTATCAAGATAAAAATTTCCTCTCTTCTTTCTTGCATCATGAGAATCCCCACAATATGGACAAGAGAAATTTAATCTGGTTCCTGCCTTATAGATTATCTGTTTGGCTGGGTTACCCGAAAATTCCTTAGCTAAAGCTAATCTTATTATATCTTCTACTTTTTCTGGTTGCATAGGAATAAAAAAAGGGGCAGTTCTTCTAAGGAACTACCCCCATTATTGTTTATCTATTAAAGATCGTTATATAGATCCTCTAAAGACGATGAACTATTGCTTGATTGAGATGAAGATTCCTCCCTCTCCACGTGACCAGCAACTTTAGTTTGATTCACTTCAGCATATAATTCAGATTCTGAATTTTGCTTAGCTGCAGGAGCTGATTGTTGCACAGGAGCTGATTGGGTTGGAGCTGGTCTAGAGCTAGAAGTAGCAACACCTCCAACAATCTCGTTAATAAGTCTTTGCTCAGGAACTGTGTTCTTGATAACGGTGATAACTTTTTCAGTTACATCATCGTCCCAATCCTTATAATCAAAGCTAGTTAGATTTTTAGGACCTTCGTTTAAGTAAGTTAATACCGTATCCATGTCCTCTTTGGTTTTCTTCATTGGAGCACCATTAACTCTAATTGATGTTTTCTCTCCAACGAAAGAGCAAAGATCGTAGTTGTTCCACTCTCCAACTTTTCTAACACTTACTGCAAACTCACGTCCTTCGAAAAGATCAAATGGGTTACATGCATCACCATATTCTGGCTGTAATTGTGCCTCTATCATATCATTCAATTTCTTACCGAATTTGAAGATCATGATTTTACCCTCCAATTCAGGTTTGTTTTTATCCTGTACGATTTGGATAAGGGAATAGAAATCCTCTTTTCTAGCAAATTTCTTAGATAACTCCTGATCAGCAGCAGAGTGTGAATTCTTAAGTTTCCAGAAAAGATCTTTTAGAATAGATTTTTTACCCACTGTTGAAGGGCAATCTACAGAAAAACCATCACCTGATACAGGATCATTCAAGTACACATAGTATTTGTGAACTTTAGATTTTGATGGTTCAGCTGGGTTTGGTACGAATCTAATTAAAGATTTGTAAACTCCGTCCTTTCCGTCTTCCGGATAAGGTTTGTAAAATTCAAGGTCTTTTCCACCACCTTGTTGAGCGGTTTTCGTTACGAACGCTTCTGCGTCCAAATTGAAGATGTCTAAATTACTCATAATTGTTTTTTAATTTTAATTTTTACTTTTTGTTTACTTTTTGTTTCTCTTGATTTTTGATTTATTTTTGATTTATTAATTTTTCCTCTATCATGTTGATCAAGGAATGTATTATTTTTATATGTAGTTCTTGTATACGATCCGCATATCTATTTGAAGGGGTTTTTATGAAAACATCCACTAAGTCCTCGTAGTCGACTTGTAAATCGCCCTCACAGTCGGATGTAAGAATAACAACCATCATATTCTTTCTTCTAGCCTCTAGACACCCGCAAATGATGTTCTCGGAATTACCCGATGTGGTAATACCAAAGAAAACGTCTCCTGAATTTCCTAGAGCCTCAATGTATCTTGAAAAAATGTGTTTGAATCCATAATCATTACCCACACATGTGATATGGGATGGATCCGATATAGAAACTGCTGCTAGGCCTTTTCTATTATTTCGATATCTTCCACTAAGCTCCTCAGCAAAGTGCATAGCATCACACATAGATCCCCCATTTCCTGCGGAGATGATCTTGTTTCCTGATTCTAAAGATGTAATGATTATTTCGGCTGCCTCTACTACCGAGTTTAGATAATCGGTGTTTGTAGAAAAATCTCTTAATATATCAGAGGCTTCCTGTAAGTGCTGGTTTAAGATTTCCTTTAATTCCATAATTTTCCTTTAATTCTTTTAATTCTTCTTTTAAATACAATGTTATCCAAGTTGCGTCCACGATATCATCAATTGGTTTGTTAACCACCTTAGATGGTGTTATCCACTCGGTCTTGTTGATTTCTAATATATTACTGAAGTTTATCAAATTTGTTTCATCTTCTCTGAAATTACAGAGAACATTATATAATTCATCCTTCTTAGCATTTCCTTTAATTGCGAACTTCTTTATCGATGTTGGTGAAAATACATGAAATTTCTCGACACCTATTCTATCTATTATTCTCTTTCTAAGTAGTGCTGTTGCCATAGATATGTCTATTAGTGCATTACCATTAGATGAGAAGCTTAATCCCTCCATAGCAACATAGAAATCATTGTCGCCCATGATCTCCAATATATTATCCCATAAGGTATCAACTATTTCCTGGAAATAAACTATCTTTATTCTTTCCCTACCAGTGTAATCCTCTGGTAGATCCTTTTTATCGATAAAGTATAATTTAAAATCATCCTCAGAATCAAGTATTGAAAAAGGCTTCTTAGCATTTTTCATAAGGGATTCGGGTTTTCTGTCAGATCTTGTTAAAGATCCCCATATGTAATTACCATTTTTAAAACAACAAAAAGCAGGGGAATTTAATGAAAAGTCTATTCCGACTAAATTCATAAATGTTTATTTAGGGATTAAATACTCGCGCTTACCTTCTGTCCTGTACTTCCTGTGTAACCATAAACCTTAGAAAGTTTATCGTAACATTTTTTCATCTGATCGTCAGATAAACAGTTTACAATGTCATTTAAAACTCTTTGATCATTACCAGAAGCAGCAACCAATAGGTTTTTCATATGATCTTTCTCGCTATATAAAGCCTGACCATATTTCATTTCATTCAATTCTTTTAAGTTTGTAAATGTTTTCATATTGTTGTTTTGTTTAATGTATATATCTTATTTAGCTTCTAAAACTATATCTATATAGTTTGCTTTAAAGCCAACATTAAATGATGTTGGTTGTGGTGCATTAGAAGTATACGATAACTCCAATTCCGAGAATGAAGTTAATATAACCTCCTGGAATTTTAGTGAAGTAACTATATTTCCCTCGTTGTCCATTATTCTAACTGGTAAATCCTGTATAAATACCTGTGGATTCTCAAAGTTTAAAAAATGCAATATCGTATCAAGCATTATAAAATAATTTATAAATCCATCAACAGTTTTAAATTGAATTTGAAATTCCTTGGCAAATAATTCCTGGACAGGTGTAGAACTTTTATAATTTATCTTTTTACCCAAGTTTCTTACTTGCTCAACGCTATCCATAGTCATACTAGGAAATCCTATCGATCTTATCGTGCTATTTATATATTGTGCAACAGTATCAAAAGGTATAGGCTGCTTCTTTAAATATGGCATATATTTATCAACAACGGTATCCGGAAAGAATCCCCTCGGAAATACGAAATAAAAACTATTAGATTTTGGGTTTAATAACATTATACTATTATTGGATTTATTTTATTGTTCTATCGAGTTAATCTTATGGAAGTACATCTAAAACATTGGAGAATAATCCGCTACCACCAAATCCACCTCTAAGTTTGAGTAAACTGGCTGGTGCTAATATTCCCTTAGCAGCCTTTATAAATTGATTCCTAGTTAATCCCGGATATTTTATATAACCAGGTTTTCCTGGAGTCAAGAAATAGGTTATTATAGTTTGGTCCGCCCATTTGGTAGCTTTATACCCAGCAATTTCCGCACTTAGAGCAGCTATCAATGCTGACCCAACAAGCGAAGGTGTTGATTGACCGCCAGCAGATCCTATTGGTCCTATTCCAGATGTGGAACTTAATGGTTCCAAGTTTTTAATTATGGATGCTGGTGCTTCGATTACACCGATACCAACATTGCTGCTTGACAATGCAACAGGAGCTGCTGTTGCACCAGTTGATCCGGTAATTATATCTGCTTCACCTTGTTTTTTCCAATATCCCCAATACATAACTGAGTTAGAATTATTCGAAGGCAATAATATATTATTGGCAGGTATATTAACATAATTATTAGTCCCTTTAACAGCAGCTGATTCCGCTCTTCTTTTCGAAATAACCGCTTCCAATCTTTTCTCTAAAACATTTGATGTCACACCAGCATTAACTGAAACAACGTCCTTAGCGGTTGCTGTGCTTGTTGCTACGTTTATTGATGTGCCGTTTGTAATAAAGAATCTTCTGTCATTAATCTGCAATATTTTAGTTGCTATTGATTCGTCTATTTTAAAAGCAAGCTCGCCTAATGCAGGATTTGCTATATTCTTATCATCCAATGCAGGTACCTGTATTTTATTACCAATCGGATCAACAAAGGATATATTAAATTGTCCGGAACTACTTAGATCAATGGGAATAGGATCCGACGATGGTCCGCTCTTAACAAATTTTAGTTTGTAATAATTATCGAAAGGTGATATAGATATTGTCAGCTTACCCGTTCCATATGCGGTAACCTGTTCAGCACCTGTATCTATTTGTAAAGTGTTATTGGTAAAATTTAGGTTGTTTACTGATGCAGTAACGTAATTTTGATCTATAAATACATTGGTATATTTAATAATCTCTTTTGGAGCTATTGTGTTTCCTGACACTGTTATCGTTGGCTGCGAGTATATTCTATTATAAATCTTCTGTACCTGAGGAAATGTACTTAATCTAATAGGAGTTATTGACGTTCCCCATTGTCCAGGGTTAACCGAGGTGTAACTAGATATTCTAATTGTTCTGCTCTGATCTGAGTTATTTATCAGGGACATTGTGTATCTAAGGGTAAAACTAGAGGAAACCGCAGCATTTCTAACTATCGGTCTATAGTAATTTGGCATATCGTATGCTGTTGTTTGTATAGACTGAAACCCAGATGTCTGTATTAGTGCCGCACCAATCTGCTCAAGAACCTCTATCTGATGACTTATATAATATGAGTTACCTAGTGAGTTCTGGAATAATATAAAATCCTCAACAAATCCCTCGTTATCAGTGGCATAATATTCAAAAAATTGTCCCTTTTCTGACTCCTTAATTGTTGCACCTATATTAGCAAATTGATCTTCTTGCTCTAGTGAAAGAACCGCTATTCTAGCACAGTTATATCTTAAATATCCAGCATAATCCACTGTATCTTGTACTTGCCATGCTGTAATTCTAAGCGGAGCACCATATATAAATCCGGTACCACTCGAACTAATTAACGAGGCCAATGTTTCAGGTTTAAAAACTGCGGAAGCTGCAAGATACTTGTCATTCATATCCTTCAGATTCGGCAATTTTATCTCAAAATATTTGTCATAAATATTTGATCCTATTGTTACTGGATTTGGATTAAGATAATAGTCTTGCTCCGTCCCCTTTTTAATAAGAATTTGTGATGCAGTAACAAATTCCAAATTCTGATCCTGATACTCAACGGACATTATTAATCCGTCTATATTACCAAGATTGTATCCAGCTCTAATATGGTATCTAACAGTGTCATATACGACCAGGAGATTGGAAGGAAATACTATAGGTAAATCAACGGTATTAGTTAACTCCTCCGAATAATCATTAAAGGGTATAATCAGATTCGCATCAAGTGTAACAAAGGAACTTTCATTTATTCTAACAACATTATTTTCTGTAGTATTATGTGTTATTGAATAATTCGCCGATTTATTAAAAACCTGTACAGCATTACTTCTATACCCATTTATAAGTTTATCATATCCGACCACACTGCTTCCAGTATTAACAAAATGTGTCTCTGGTGTTGGTTGATCAGCATACATGTACTCCATTAAAAGATATGGAGTGATCTGAACGTATTTGGATGATGTAGTAAATGCCATTTTTTATCTTATTTTCCGAATTGTAAAAATTTTGGTGAGTAGTGTATACCAGCACCGATATAAAATCCAGGTGTTATTCCAGTGCTTGATCCGGAAAGTCCGTATCCAACCTGTATTCCCAGACCAAATTCCTTTCTAGCAGCTTTTAAAGCTTTTCTAGTATCCGGACTATCCGTTATATCAAAAGAATTTATATCATTGAAAGTTAGTCCAGGATAGGTTGTACTCACCCTAGTCATCATTCTTTTCGTTTTAGGATCTCTATAAATTCCAGTTGTTATGTCAATATTCTGCTCCATCAAAAGGGAGGTTAATCCCGGAACAATGGAAGCTACATATTTAGTCGGATCTGATGGATTAGCCTGCAGATTTATAACATATGGTGTTTTCCCTGTTATTTTCAATTTATTATTTCCTGTCATTTGAGGATTATGTACAAAGTTTATTGACTCATCACCATTAGGATCTTTAACTATCGTGGATGCTACATTAACGCTGTCTCTAATCTCCGTTACCACATTAATGACCGAATTTGGCGTATTTCCTCTTCCGTTAGATTTAAGATCCAATTGCGCAATCAAATCTTTTTGTTCCTTGGAAAGTTCTGATGCTTTAAGCTCGTACGTGGCTTTTTCCTGTATTATGTGTCCCAACTCGTTCTTGATAGTTCTCACACTATCAAGTGATGCAAGATAATTATTGTGCTCTCTTAAAGCCTCAGCTTTAGCATGGTCTGCCTCTCCACATTGTTTTAATGTAAGCATAATCATAACTACGATTACACTCAATAGGAAAAATCTATTACCGAATAGATCTGATGCCTTGCCTAGGATTTGTTTTGCCTTTCCTAGATTTTCTTTATTGATGTATTTCATTTAAAATTTCTTTTTTCCATGTTAGATTAATAGGGTCTAACCTCCCTTCACCGTATTTGCTTTCCAGCTGTTCCACGAATTCGCTTTCAACCTCCCTGCACTTCTCCAATTGGGATATCAGATCAGATGACTCCGTTTCTAGCTTAGCTATATTTTCTTCAACCGATAATATCGACTGATGGATATTAACAAATTCCCTGGAAAATTTTAATATCTGTTCTCTCTCCTCTGTTGATAATTGTATCATATTTATCTTTGTTTTTTATTTGTTCGTTTTTTTTATTAGTCACCTATATTTGAGAAATCCTGACTAAGATATTCTTTTAAATTGTGAGATATTATGTCATCAATAACATATGTGTGTGCTTCCTCAACTTCTATTTTAACTATCTCTCCCATATCTATCCGATCCTTGCTTATTAATGGCAGAGTTCCTGTAACTGTTTTTATTTCCTTCCCTATTTCTATATCGGTTATACGAACATATACATTATCGGAGGTTAAGAATTTATGGGTATCCGATACAGTTACTGTTTTGTCACCTATTACTACCCTAACAATTGGCTGTATCATTATTTCTGCATGAGAGATCTTATAATAGCCCCATTCCTCCGTTTTGTCGTGTATTGTATAGATTTCTGTTCCAACTCTTAAATCTCCCGCTCTCATCCATTTACTATGATCTATCATAATCATCATATCTGGAGTAGGACAGCCACCTCCACCTCCACCGCCGCTGGTGCTCGATGTTCCCGTTGAAACTCCCGTTGAAATCCCCGTTGAAATCCCCGTAGTAACTGAGCTGGTCTCGATACCAACGGTTGCAGAGTTTGTTAGATCTACATATCCACCTATACCTGTGCAAGTTCGATAGAAAAGCCTAGGGTTGGAGTTATTGGGATTTGCATATGCTAAATAATGCAAATCGATGTATTTACATCTATTTCCGGGTATTTCAACAGCACTAAGAAATGAATTCGATACTAATCCACCAGTGGCAGTAAATGTGAAAATTATACCACCTATATATTTCTCCAGGTTCTGTCCCGTATCATCAAGCATTATCCTATAAATATTTGTTTTATAAGTGTCATAAACTGGCGGTAGATTTTGAGATACTGATGCTGGAACTCTAATATAGACCCAAGGCCTATTGGATGCTGTATAGAATGTTGGTTTAATTACTATAACATTTGAATTATAATAATTGGATGCAGTTAAATCGAATACATTAAAATAGGAAGATTGAAATCCTAGACCCGATGGATATAGCGATGCTAAAACAGTTTCAGTTACTTTCTCTACAATTACTGCTTTCTTAACATGATACGAGTAAGGTCCAGCGGTACCACCGGCTAATCCCCCAGTGGATCCAAATATGGTTTCAGCGTGTTTGGAAGTACTAATTGGTCCATATGGTTTACCCGATAAAATTGGTCTTCCAGTAAGATCATTAAAAGAAAATGCGTTGGTAACATTAACATTAACGTCGTTCCATATACCACCCGCTAGAGATGCTGTCGCCGGAGAAATATTTAGAGAATATGTACCTGATTGAAAGGTTGATATTTTCATAGGACCCAGATGACTGAAAGCTGCTGCACTTGCAACCACATTCTGTGATATCAGTCTAAATATGGATCCACTACCAACTGTAGTGTTTGAATATAAATCGAAATCACCATCACCTCTAATGGAAAATGATGATGCTGATATGTTTAAATTATTACCAAATAATATTGTTCTAGCCAGTCCGGAGTCTACTGATAGGCCAAGATATGATGTTACATTTAGTGATCCCGTTGATCTATAAATTAATCCGGTTGAAGAACCGCTGCTGTCCCATAAAAATGAAGGTACACCCGATGATATTGCACCAGACTTACCAAAACTCATTATGGGTCTGGTTGTTTGATCTGATGTTGATACCACAACCTTTGACTTATTTGGATTGGAATCGGAAGCACCCAATACTCCGTCATTTATAACCAAATTTATTAGAGGAGAAACCGCCGTATCTTTAATACCGATAGCGTATTTTTCGGTGGATCCAGCAGGACCTAATATCCACGGGAACGATTTGAAATAAGCCGAGTTAAAGAATGAATATCCACTATAATTCCAAGCACCTGTAGTCCCCAGTGTTTTTATATCACCGTCCCCTGATGAGTTATCGACCCATACATCATAAGGTATTGACTGACTGCTTAGTGGTTGTGTTGGTTGTTTAAACCACTGATTTGCTCTGATCCCTGTTGCACCCTTTGTACCTCTATATCCGGCAGGTCCATATAGGCCAGTAGCGCCTCTAGGTCCCATGTGACCATCCGGACCAACTCCAAAAAATAGAATCTGATTAAAATTATAGTTAATCTTTCTTACTATCTCTTTTTGAGAATCACCTTGGAAAATATATTTAGTGTTAAAGTGCATATGTTAAGATGTTGCGTTGAATGTTGTTAGTACTCCACAGTAAGGTCCGGTTAAACCACCTCCCCAAGCTGAATAGTATACTTTATACCATCTTCTAGTACCACTTGTTCCGCCAGTTCCTGTTATATTAACTATTGTAAATTCAACCGAAGAGGAAGCGGCAGGCAATAAAGCTATTTCTGAATTGTAAGAAGTGGATAAATTTGGCGATCCTAAAGGATCATTGGTTGTGTTCAGGCCAAGATATTTAAAGTGATTAGCTGTTGTTCGTGAATCATCACTACGGACTCTGAATGAGATGGCTTCACCATCCTCAACGAGATTTAACCATCCTCCATTGTTACCAAATGTTCCCCCAGTTGCAGGAGTCCATAAGCAAATTCCTCTTTCTCCAGCTGTTGCTGATGGTGATTTTTTTATCACGTAATCGGATCCGCTGTTTACATAAAAAAGACTAGTTGCTGATGTTGTTACTGATATGGATGGCGATACTGTTGTCCAATTTACTGGTACACCATTATATGTTGATTGTAGGGTTTGAGTTAATGTCCTTTCTTCCTGTATAGAGTTGACCTTTTTATTCATATAGACATACCCGTTACCAGAAACAGAGAATAGGGTTGCTCCCGATTGGGCGCTTCTAAATAAAATAGCATCCGGATTAGAGGCTGCATTATACAGATATCTTAGATTTCCAGCCAAAGATGAGTATGATAACAACGATAAAGGTGGGTTATTATCCAGACCTCCTGTATAGAAATTAAGAGTTGTTGGAATATTGAACTGTCCGGAAGAATATGATATATTCTTTGTACTAAATCTAGCAACTCCACTTCCAAAATCAAATATGGTATTTCCTACGGAATTTACTGTAAATGTTTGTGAGCTATTAATATAAAAATTAAACCCTGTCGACTTAAAATATACAAATCTTGATGTTGATCTAAGTTCCAAATCTGATGACGGTAGGCTAATATTTAATGAACCTCTGGTATTAAATCCAAGACCATAAACACCGTATATACCAAGGGGATCCGCTGTAGCTCCAGTTACTAGCCATCTAAATCTAGGGGTTGCTGCAGAAAATGCGGGGCCGTTAGAATATGCGGATTTACTAAATTCGAGAATATTTCTATTCGGATCTGTTCCGTTTGTCGATATTACAAATTTGGAATACTGCGGATTTGCAAAAATATTGGGTGAAGCCTGTGTTGCCAGAGTTCCCATTGCGGGATTGTCACTAATAACAACAGTATAGTTTATCGGGGTATTTGATGATAAAAAATATCCATATTTAGATGATTCGCCCAATGATGTTGTTAGTGGACCTTTTATAGAAAAAAGATCCTGAGATTTAAGATTAAATCCATACAATGACCATGCACCATTACCAAATTGATATACGGTGTTTGAGTTTTCTACATTTAGCCAAAAATCTCCAGAAACAGACGAAGACACACTTGGTTGACATGGACCGACGGTCCATACTGTACCTCTACTTCCAAAATAACCGTATGATCCAACGGGTCCAGTTGAGCCTTTAGCACCATCAGGTCCAATGGGACCAATTCTTCCATAAGGTCCTCCGCCAGATGCTAGCAGACTTGCAAAATTATAATTTGCCTTGTCCGTTAGATTTGACTGGGAGTCACCATCCTCAATTCTTAATAGTTTTAAATCTGCCATCTTACTCTTTACTGGGTCTAATTAATTATTGTATATATCAAAGAACAAAAGATCCCCCGGATCCTCCAGTCTGTCCATAAGCTAGATAAAAAACGGAGGTATTGCCTCCTGTTACTCCCCTTGCAACAGTAAATTGAACGGTGGTAGCAGCAAAGGGTAAATTTATAACACTAGTTGCATTTCCTGAGGTAGCACCCTTTCCGATATATCTGAATCCATCTGAAATCCCAGTCTGAACCGTATTTGGACTAAAATGAACATCTATATCTATCGATTGTCCATAGTCAAGCCCACCAGATCCTCCCCATGAATATTCGTTACCATCATATATTCCCACACCAATATAAGTACCTGTTGGCACCGATGGGTTTAAAACTATGGTATTACCATTTTCAAGTATGGCTGATGTAACAGGTGTTCCTGGTCTTGATATGAGATACCAGTTTACTATGTTAGCTGATACTAAGCTAGTCGCACCAGGCGTGGTTGATGCATATTGTATTGAGGTCTCGTGTTTATTCGTTTTAACTTTTCCCTTCGTATCAATAAAAAATTCTTTCCCACTGGATGACTCCAGACTAACATTATATACCGAATGTGATAGTGTCCCAAACGTATCGCTCATTCTGGATGTTGTTAAACCGGATGATCCTGTTGGTCCACCCGCATAAATATAGGATGATGATGTATTGCTAGCTAAATTTGCAGCGGAATTCACAGGGGCGGAAATAGATCCAGATCCTCCGGTAACATTAATAAATGAGCTTAAGATATTAAATTGACCGTTTGGTAAATTTATATAAAATCCACCTGTTGAATATATTCCAGAACCCGAAGTAGTTCCGTATGATATATCGGTTGATAAAGATGACGTTACGTTTAAATTATTGAACGTGGAAGTAAATCCTCCCGAAGCTCCAATAATAAATGCACCTCCAGGAATTTGGAATATCACAGAGTTATCATTTGCATTAAAATTCTTCCACCTGAATAAAGGATGGCTGGAATAATCAGAAATTGTTCCATCCTCAAGATCGGATCTGGAAAATTCAAGTATCGGTGAATCGTTTACACTGGTATCAGTTGATATCATAAATTTAGAAAGATTCTCGTTAAGAACACCCGATTCAGGAACCTTGTCCGCTATTATAAAAAGATAATCATCAGGAACTGTACGATCAATCATTATGGATGATCCTGTACCACCCGATGTATATGCTGATGGCGATGATAGAAAAATATTTCCATCCGCTGCTAATGAATATCCAGTAAATACCCACCCAGCTTCGGTGAATTCTTTGATTTCACCGGTTAAACTATCAACCCAAAAATCTCCATCCACAACGGTACTCTGTAGTGGTGTGGTGGATTGAACATACCATCTTGATCCTCTCATCCCATCAGTTCCGGTCTGGCCAACAGGTCCTCTAGATCCTATAGGACCGACAGATCCAGTTGGTCCAAATAGTCCCTGTGATCCACCATTTGCCTCTATGATTTCATCAAAATTCTGATTTAATTTATCTATAACTACCGATTGAGGATCAGTATAGTTTAATGTCTGTATATTGATATTTGGCATATTCTTTTTATATCTTAGTTATTCCTAGGTCAAAGAGCAGTGAATAGTTATAATTGCTCTCTAGATTATACTCAAAATTATAAATTAAATCCTTATTTTTTGTTAATTTATAATTGATCTCATTCGAATATTCCATTTTATACCTATCTGATGATGCTATATCGCCCCTTACCATGTAATTAGGATCCATTGATTTACCCTCAGTAGTTCCGTTTTTATTTACATAAAGATCAAAAATATTTCCTATGTATAAAGGTGATACATTAAGATCTATATAGGTATTAACGTCATCATTTATTGAATCAGGACTTCCCACACCAAAATCAGAAATCATATTATCTATAAATACCTGTTTTATTCCTGAGTTAAGCAGATATCTTCTTAACATTCTATCCAACCTTATTGTACCCTTTATTAGATTCGTCTCCTTGAAATATTGCCAGATAATTTCAGCATCTGGGAATATATTAGGATCTATTTTATCATAATCCACTCCGGAAAGATATGGTCCCACACTTCCTATACCGGTTCCTGAATTGGCAGGAGATATTTCCTGAACGGATTTTATATACGAATCTATAGAATTATTCAGTGCTGCAACGTCTGTATTACCGTTGGTTCTAGATATCTGAAGGGTTATGTAATTATCAAAATCGATAGGGTCCGGTGTCTTCATTATTTTTGATCCAAAGAATGATTTATATTCTTTCATTGATCTCGTACCTGCCACATCAGTATATACAGAAGGACCGGTGAATTTTTGATAATAACCCGGATCCCACGAGGAAGAAAATAAATTAAAGTCTTTCTTCCATATAGGCGATTGACCAACTAATGGATATACAGGTCCCTCCGGCAATTTTTCACTTAATGATAATATATTGCTATCGGGGGAAACCTTGCTGAATTGAAGATTTCTTGATATTCCAAAATATAATTTATATGGTGCAAAGTTACAATTTCTAAACGATAGATCTAAAGCAGCATATCCCGATATTTTATCAGTTTTGTCCTTATCAAAATGTATCACTTTTCTGAATAAAGGTTCGTATCCTCCAGAATACCTAAGTAATGTTGACGGAAGATTCTGATTTGATTGAACTGTATAACCCGTAGGTGTATATTGGCCGATTGTTTGTGGACCTCCATAATAATCGGTTATTCTTGTACCCTTCCCCTTAACTATCCTTGTTGATTTATTCAAACGAAGTTGAAAATCATCATATTTTTCAACAGTGACAGAATTTACCTCATCCCAGATATATGTTTTATATGAGATGTATTTAGATCCTCTATTTATTCTTGCTGAGATATCAGCAGCTGATATTCTTGTTAATATTGCATCGTAATAACTCTCGCCACCACTCTTCTGGAAAACGGGATTATTTCTGTATATGGATGCTGGTCCTACCGGGACTGTCACCGGATTGGATGCAGAAAATGATATACTAAATGTATAGCTAGCAGCACCAGTTGCAACCTTTCCGAATTCAATATAACTAGGTCCTACTCCTATGGGCCAAGGGTATGTCGGGCTTCCCGTTATTGTAGGAGCTACAAAACTTCCAATACCGGTTGGACTTGGTCCAGAAGTTGCACCAATTGAATTCTCCGCAAAAAATGTGTGTATTTCTTCTCTAAGATCCGTATCATATGTACTGCTGGGTATATAATTTATTACACCCGGACTGATCACCGTATCTACTATACTACCGGAAGAAAGCGATAGATCCAGAGCCGAGCTTAACTTTATGTCCGCTATCTCATAATATTTTTCACCCACTGATAGCGGGTTTCTTAATTTTTCCTTATTACTTAATGAATACAATAGCGTATAATCAAGGACTGGTGATCCACCAGTTCCACCAGTATATCCTATTGGTAAGGATTTATAATCCCTCATCAGAACATCACAAACCAATAGTATAAATTTCTGCTGAGCATTCTCTATTATTTCATATCGAACAGGATCCTGTATTATGGAGTCATCCTCCGCTATTGGTCTTAATATAGCAGCAAATTTATAATCCTCATATCCTCTGTATTTAGGAATATACTTATCGGCAGAATTTGAATAAGCATCCGAGATATTTGATCTTTTCTTTAAGATAACCTTTACCCCTCTAAATAGGGTTTCGTAATATCCATCCGATTTATTATATTTAAACGGAGTAAACAATTCTTTTGTATATGAAGCATTATCAACGTATTGTGATTGATAATCAGAAGGTTCCACAGTAAAATATGAATTAAGATATAGGTAATCCGAAGGATCTGCACTTCTAGCTTTATTCAAATCTATCTTTCCTGCCAGATAACTGTTTTGATTCTGCATCTGATCTACAGGAAATCCTACGGGTGGCTGTTCCAATAGGAACCACTCATGCGTAACATATCTTGCATCAGGTACGTTTTTATCCAAACTGGGTGAAAAATTTGTCGGTGAGAATGCAGGGCTGACATTAAGTCTATAGTTGTTACCTCTAGAATCTGTACCCGAAGTGTACGCCCATTTATTTATAAAAGGCACTATCCGGGAAACATTGGCTCTCTCGGCGGTGTAGTTTTCCTGTAAATATTCATACTCGGTATCTAATTTTCCACGATTAAATATTTGCAATTTGGATGATGTGTCCGTTAGACTATTCGGAGTTAAACTTTGTATGCCTATGAAGCCGTTAAAAGCATCCAAGTCCCCATTATAACCCACCCGTGGATAGTTTGAAATGGAAGGATTATATTCAATATCGGAATACTGGGCCGGTATAACTATAAGATCCTTGAATAAATTAGGATTAGCATCAGTAAAGGATGTATATCCTGTAGCACCATAGAATATGTTGCCCTGATTATATAGAGATCCTGCATAATTTATTTGACCCTGCTTTATTACGTAGGGTATATTTTTTACTATTGTATTTGGTACATTTGGCTGTAGCTGAAAGTATTTATAAGTTTCCGCTGTTGGTGTATATCCATAAGGAGAACTCCAAAAATCAAAATCAAATTCCTTGGAGTCAAAGAATGTAAATACCCCAATTTTTAAATCGGGTGTCCTATATGTATTGAAAGAATTATCAGATCCTAGCTCAACAACGGGTGTAAATGGAGTGTTAAGACGATTAGCCGAGGTTACCATAGATTCCTCGATATTAGCTACCCTAAGATACGTAAAATCATTAAATCCAATTATTTTTTTCGTTACCGTATCTAGTTGGGGAGAATCAACATATTTTGTAACACTCGAAATAATAGAATATCCAGCAGTAGTTTTAATAAAATATCCAGGTTCCACCAATCCATCATACTCCACGGGGAATATTATTCTAGTATTAATGCTTCTAGTACCGCCCTCAAAATAAACTGTATTGCTTATAGCGGAGGCATCGGTACCATTTATTTTAAGATAACCTGGATTAGAAAATGTCATATAACGAGTCCATCCAGCAGCACCATCGGGATTGTTATTAAAGCTACCAGGAGAAGGTACTGGTATATTTGAGGTAGTCTGGTAGTAATTACCATTATAGATAACTATATCGTTTATTGAATAAGCCGATGAGTTTGTCCAATTACCTCTAAACAACGAAACAAAGGATGCATAATCATCAAAAACACTGATGGAATAGTCAGTATTACCGTAGATCCCCGAATCATTCAGTCTTATGATTGTGGAATTCAAATTAACCCCAGTTTCCCATGTTGAATAATTAACTTCATCCAGCAAATTGGATAATGCTGTGGCCACATCTTCATATGTACCGTCCTTTGCATTAAAATAATAGCTCGATCCGGTAGAATAATATGAACCTGCTACCCATACTAGAGAAGAAGAAAAATCATCAGCACTAACAATATCATACCTCTTTGATCCCTCCTTCTTTTTACCGTTAGGCCAATATATCTTAAATGTTAAGGGTGTATTAAGATCGTAGTTCTTAGTAAATTCTATTTCACAATATGCTTTACCTGCTGAGGTAGCTCTCGTTCCTGGTATTGTACCAACTTTCTGATCTGTCCCCGTGAAATTAAGTAGATCGACATTCGTGTCCTGAAGAAGAACGTTACCTGATGTTGCTCCTGAAGATCCGTATATAACAAATCCACCGGTAGCTGGATCGAATGGGCCATAAGAAACATCAGGGATTGGATTATTAGATGGATCAAATAAAACAAGATCCTTAGACCTACCCAGATTGTAAAAATTGTCATATTTATCTGTTAGGTAGAATATTTTATTACTATCTGCTGTTGCTGCATTAACGTCCCAAGATCCAGGAAGATATCCGCTGGCTCCTTCATAAAATAATCTAACCCCATTTGAAGCGGTTACTCCATATGGTGTGTTGTCATAATAATATCCGAATGAATTTCTAGATGGCTTTGGTAAATCATTGTTGCCTGGCATGTTTCTATATTCATAAAATGCATTACCATCCAATCTTAGAGATGCCATATCATTTCTAGATACATAGAATCCCATATATCTGTTTATGGTATACATATCGGAATCATCATCATCGAATAGAAATTCCATATTAAGAAGATTCGGACAAACTATGCCATTTCTAGAAAATCCGGATGTTACATAAGATTCAAAATCCATCATCTTATCCGAGGAATCCCCCGAGTAATAGGTAGATAATATCTCACCCTTTCTTGTATAGATACCATCCTTAACTGAAACCCCGTTGAAATAGGTGTATGCATTAGGACCAAAGCTAACATCTATGGGTGATTTAGAAAATTGGGGGTCATTAAATATTGATCTAATATATTTTCCTATCTTTGTATTTTCGCCAATATCGAATGTTTTAACTATAGTAAGATTTGGTAATATTTTTTGTGTAAACAATGTGTTTATATCATTACTCTCCTCAAGATATTCTAGCTCGTTGTAGATAACAACTTTACCCGCACCACTTATTATTGTATATGTATTATATGCGCTATTACCGGTAAATATATCACCGCTAGCTAAAACTATATCGTTACCTGAAGGATCCTTACCGTATATTATCTTAAAGTCTTCCTCACTATAATAATCCTTGATTATTTTGTAATTAACACCCGAAGATATCGTGGTATAATTCTTTGAATATGGATAAGCAATTGGTCCAGGAACTTTGAATATAACAAAATAGTCTGGTATCTCGTTTTTTATCCAGAGCGGTGCAAAATAGCTAAATGATTCACCATAATTCTTATCCGCTAATGGTGATGCCCCGCTTGCATAATAGAAATCATATTGTTCAGAATACTCTTTAACTATTTGTCTTGCACCTCTGGTAAATTCACCTACCTGAAATATAGTACTATAAGGGGTTTGTCCCTCATCAAAAAAGTTAAATAGGTCCAGGGAAAAGCTATTTTCCCCAGTAATATTAAATGCCTTAAATCTATTATCACTTAATGTCGGGTTAACGCTCATAGAATTAAAGTTAACCTCACCGCTGGAATCAACAGTTATTCTAAAATTCCCGGTTAATTTGGGATTTGTTCTTATAACTGAAAATGATGAATTATAATCAAAAAGCTTTGCTCCGGACATATATTGTTTTTATAAAAATTTATTCTACTAATTAAACTGCACTAAGTCCGCTGTCAAAGTTAGGTGCAACAAGGGTATCATTCTTATATGATCCACTGATCTGTACGTCGAATGAGAATGTATCCTCATTCTGGACCTGAATATCTATACCAATTTTCTTAGTGTATGTTATGTTTGTAAGATTTCCTGATTTTCTCCATCCACCAATATATCCAGCTTTATCAACCGCTCTAAATTGGAAAACAAGAGGTATATTAATAGCATTTGAATCACCTTCCATAAGTGTTCTGGTTGAAAGGGATGTTGTTCCCTGCACTTGTGTTGATGATCCTGATGCTGGACCTAAATAAAGATATGATCCGCAAGAGAATTTACCAATTAGATATTCGTCATTTGAAGTGAATCCAAGTTTATCTGGATACATTGTGTCAAATATAGCTGCAGTTGCACCTGTTGCAAATGTTACCGGTGTTCTATATTGTTGTTGTACCCAATAGTAATCTAACGTGGTATCACCCCAGAAAGTCTGGGTATGTCTAAATGGAGGATACACCTTACCATTAGTAGCAAATGGTTTAACTAATGTTGGATAATCAACAAAGGATGCTGTGTTACCAACTGAAATTAGATATGGATGTGTCTTATCTATGCAGAATTCTGATATAACGCCACCACCGTTAGGAACTGCACCCGTATATGTACCATTCCATACACTCGAACTAGACGAACCGGCAACACCCGCTGGTGTTTGGGCAGGATCGTAAGGTATCATTATCGTACCATTCTGAGGATATGTTCCGGCTATACCAAAATTAGTTCGATGCAAATGGCGGTGCCTGTCTGAAGTACTGATTATTAACAATTGAGGTATCAGCTAATACCAGAGATGATATTGATATAGGACAGTCACCATATCTAAGGTTGCTATCATATCCAACAGGATAAGTCTGGCCGCTTGGTAGAGTTGATGGTACCTGCTGTGAAAGTCCTCCTGGCATGCTTGACGCTAATTCAACGGATGATGCTTTATTATTATAAAGTTGAACGCTATATGTGAATGATGCGATTTTACCAGCATCCGCAGCAAGCGGATCTGAAAATATGTCGCTATAGAAACCTGAAACTATTTTAACGGTTGATCCCCTAGAAACTTTAATCTTATTGCTGCTTGCATCTACTATGTAAACTTCAAGTACACCCTTAGCTGTAGATATTTGTGCAGAAAGATTAGCTATTTGATTCTGAAGCTCCGTTATTTTATCAAATAAATTTATTACTGTTCCCGCACTATTATAAAATCCACTCGCTATACCAATTGCGTCGTGATAATATGTCTTATCGCCGGAAGTAAACTGTTGTGATAAATGGGCTGGTAATCCCTGTGAATCTAAAGTTCTTTGAACTTTAACTACTGCTGCATCTTCATTGTTCTGTTTAAGTGTATTAGAAACCCCTTCGACTGTAAGATTATCAGGGAATGATATGGTAACAGATTGAGAATATTCTGAGGTCAACGGATTTTCTGGCCAGCCAGCTTCCGATATTGCTGAGATCTGAATCTCAACTTTTTCCCCCTTGGTTATAGCGATATCAAGCTGATTTATGTTTTGAACGTTAGCATCAGATGTCTGTTCATCAGCCCAAACATATACACCTCTTGTAGAATCATAAACTTTCTTCCTAATGTCAGTTTTATACTCTGTCCAATTAGAAAATGCAGCATTTTTTGCCACACCGTCATTATCGATGAACTCAATTTGCTCGGATGGCTGTGATGAACCGCTATCGTTTAGATATCTGTATTTAACAGAGAATTGTATAACCTGCTGAGGTCCCGAAGTCGGATCGATTTTGGGAGCAGGAAATGGCCAAAATCCTCTAACTCTATATTTGGGAGGTGTAATTATTTGTGGTACGTCCTGTACTAAAACACTTACTTCATCAACTAAAGATGCATAAAGCTGAGCTTTTTTGGTTCTTTCGTCTATTAAACTATTAAGATTAGCCTTGATGGAAGCTATATTGATCCCTCTAGGTGATGTTAATGGACTTTCGATAATATAATCCAATCTTCTCGAACCAAAAAATCCTCCTCTATTAAATTCTTCACCATCAATACCCTGAAATATTGAAGGAGCTGCATAAGTATCTGATCTCGATAATCCGGTATTTAACTGTAGCCTGGTGTCATTGATTGCTTCATCAAGAGCATCAATCTCACTCTTTAAAGAAGTTTTAATGTTAAGCTTATCAGAAACAACCTTAACCGATGTTGATTGTGTTACTTGTTTGTTTATCTGCACAACCTTAAAACTACTTTCCGTAAGAAGAGGAGCATCGGGTTTAAGTCCCTGTATTGCTGGAATTTTATTCTCCTTAGCAGCACCAAGAAAAACTTTACCCAAATCTGCAACTTCCGTTAGATAGTACCTTTCCAGAGTTACTAATTCGCCGCTTGAATTTTTTGTCTGTAATTCATTACTCCAGAAAACAACCCCAGTTGACCAGCTTGCGCTAACTATGTTAAAATTATCATCTATAGTTTTAAAGAAAACCCCCTGTCTCTCGTCATATCCAACATTTACCTGAACATATCTAGGTCCAAAATCAGTTGATGATATGGATAAAGAATTTGCACCTATCTGAATGGGTTGATATCCCGAAATTCTTTTCGCTTGAAACGATGCCTGATCCCTATCAATTGATGTTATCTTATATAAACTTCCGTCCTGTGTAGCAACCTGATCATTAACATTTAATGATTTTCCATCCTTAACATCAGTAAGCGTATCAGTATAATTTAACTTATCTAGTTTATAATTTCTTCTTAATTCCTGAACGGTAGCACCATTCTGATCCGTTACTGAAACAGTATCATCATAATAGCTAAGCACACTGAAATTACCGATGTATCTAATTGTTCTTAATGGCAATTGTATTATATCCTCATCAACAAAATAAGATATCCCGTTATCGGCCAAAGCCTGTATATACTGGTCATATGTTAAATCATTCCTTCCCTTAAGTTCCCTATCAAAATAAGCTTTCTGAACTTCTGTTGTGGTATTTGCTATTATTCTCTTAACTACTATCCTATCAGCAGCATCCGATATCTGACCGGTTACATTTATATTAATATAAAGTAGAGGGCTTAGAAAGCTTTCGAAAAACCAATTATCCTTAACAGCAAAAGTGCTAGGAACTCCCAGATTGGTTAGTGGTCTAGGTTCTCTTAGTATATCATATTTGAAAACTTGTGAATAAGTACCATCAGGATTTCTGACCGTGGCTGAGGTATCACCTATTCCTGCAAGGGATCTTATATTGTTGTCAAGTCTTTGGATCTCACCCCTTAGAAATCCATAAGAAGGTATATTTGCGTTCTTTGGTAATCCCTGTTCATCCAGTACCTCTATGCTTACCGTATTATTAGTAGAAACAGCAACTTCGTTTAACCCATTGATTATTTCTAATGAATTTTTCTGCAGTCTTAAAAACTGTGCTACTAAAGAACTTATTGAATTTTGTGTTCCTGCCATTTCCTTTGGTTATTTAATTTTATTAATTGTTGGTTAAGCTTCTACCTATTATATCAACCTGGAATTCCAAATTGTTTTCATCGATACAAACTATATCCAAAACTGGCTTATATCCTTGTGTTTCAAATATATCGTTATCCAAAGTGATTATACTAGTTGAATAACTAACAGTACTTGGATTAGAAATTGGATATTTACCCTGTGAATTTGTCAATACATTAATGAAGTATTGACCCGGATAAACAATATCACCGAATGATAATCTAAATCTCTGTCCATTCTTCCAGTTTGCAGGATTATCATTTATTCTTATTGTTAAGTCGCCTGTTAGCGTTAGTGGATTTCCGTTGTTTACGTGTTTAAAGTAATTAGAGAATCTAAGTAGATTTATTTCATTATTACCGTTTTGAGTAAGCGTTCCTTTACCCATATCGTTACCAATAGTAAAATCCTGATTTATGCTGTTAACAGTAACCTCGTTAGGAGTTGATCTATCTAAAGAAATTCCGCTCCCCTGTTTGAAAAGATCCAAATTATAAGACACTTCCACGCTTGTCTGGTTATTGATTATGGCTCTAACCATATCATAATTCTGATTGATGAGACCCATTATGGAACTTGTGTTATTGAATAATGCCTGGTTTGCTGCTAATGATTGTTCCAATCCTGTTATTCTTCTATCCAAATTAGCTGCGGTTTGGGATGAAAGCGTTATATTCTCCAAATTAGTGACTCTATCACTCAGATTGATGAAATCAACTGAGGCATTGTTTAAAGTTGCGCTAGCGTCTTGTAACACATTCATAGCGTCCATGAACATGGATAAAGAGAAAGGAGAATAGTCATTTATAGCTTGCTCTACTCCAGTCTGATCTATATCAGTATCAAATTTTAAATTTATCTTAAATCCGTATGAATTACCATTTAATTTAGTGACCGGATTAGGTCTATGTTTTGGTAGTCTAGGAATAAAGATGTCCCCGCTAGATGTATTAACATCATCTAGGAATAAAACTCCATATAAGTTCGTAGCTACGTCAGTAGGAATAGCAGGATCGTATACATCATAGTAGATTAATACTGCGTTAAACTCAAAGTCTGAGGCACCTGCGGTAGAGTTAAACTCCTCCAGCGTAGATATAGTGGGATCTGATATTATACCCTGATATGAATTAGGATTGAAATCAATACCTATCGAATCAAGCTTACTTCTGATGTACGTTAAACTATTAGAATTATCAGTCTTTGTTAGTATATAGTTGGAAGGATCGACAAAAGATGAGTCGGTAAAATATGTGTTTGCAGTATCTCTTGGAGAATACCAATTACCCGCGATTGATGATGCGCTAACACCAGTATCAATATATGATGCAGTAGGTACTCCAAGAACATCGTCATCGAAAATTGCTAGATTCGTTAATCCGCTTGGATTTGTCTCATCATAGTTTCTTCCAACCAGATATTCATCATTTAATGGGTTGTTTGGATTATTTGTCCATTGATAATCAGGATAGTAGTTCTTATCTGTTATATTTTTAAAAAGAACATAGGGTGTGTTACCATCTTTCGTCGGAACGTAAACATAAACCTCCGAATAAGTGTTGGTAGAATTTTTTACCGAGTTTACTATATCCAGATTACCAACATATTGAACCACCCTATTATAATAACCTCCAGTCATACCATATGCACCGGTTGTTCCACCTGTTGCATCACCCTCGGTATATCTTTTTTGCGTAACCGGTAGACCATCAACAGTTGTAACAGTTGTCTGATTCAATGTAGGAACCACCTCATTTGAATCCGCTCCTCTAAATCTTATTGCTCCGAGCTCTCTAAGCCATTTAAAGAAAATTCTTTCCGATATATTTTGCTTTAGAGTTGAGTCATATTCATCTGTTGCCGTTATGGTTGACTCCAGATTTAAACAGTAACTCTGAAAACTTTGCGAGAAATCGATATTACCATCACCCGTTATTATATTTCCCGTTGCATTAGCCCAATCAAGAAATGCACTGTCAGGCCCATTCAATCTTATGAAATTATCCTCAGATCCGTTTGATGAATTGTTTATATCAGGAAGATTCAAAAGAGCAAACTTCGAGAATCTAAATTTATTAACCGAATTATTGAATGTGAAAGAAAGATCTTCCGCCGAAGATGAGAATGTGTAGAATGTACCACCCTGAACTTGTAAAGGTCTTATAAATGGGGTTTTTGCCATTTTGCTGTTTTATTTTTATTATACGGTTACATTAGCTGCAGATAAAACCACCCAAGATCCATTTTGCGTAGCTTGACCCTGTCCAACTCTAGGTTCCCATTGTAAAGTTACGGATGATCTGTATGACTTATTCTGACTTACTACTAAACCGCTAGTTGAATATCCGCCATATGATGCAGAAGTATTAAATCCTGTGTAGTATGAAGTGGATCCAGTAACTCCAGCATAGATATAACCAGTAGCAGCAGAGGTATTAACAATAGTAACTCTAGTTCCTTGTGGTATATTCGGTAATGTTCCACCAACGGGTGCAACACCATCAGCAACCTTCATATAGAATCCTGTTGGTCCACAATTTGCATAAATCACGTCCTCCAAACCTGTCACAGTATAAGGTGAATTCACTGATGTTAGTAGTCCACCTCCACCGATACCTGATGCACTTGATGGGAATGGTGTACCAGCAGTTCCTGCTGCATACTTTGTGTTCTGACTTATTACGTGACCCTGGACACCAAGTACGTTAGCTGAGTTAAATGTTGTTCTTCCGTTAAAAGAAGCTGTACCACCAGCAACAAATACCGATTGGGTTCCTAATGTAACGACGGAATTTGCAATTAAAGCTCCAGAAGCTGTGAATGTTGTGGTTTGTACATCAACGAAGGAAGCACCGCCTATAGCATTGAGTGATGTCAGAGAAGCTCCGGTTGATGGTAGTGAGATTGAATCAAATTTACCTATCTTTGCCTGTACTCTTCCTGTGGAAGCGTTAGATAGATCAAGAATACCGTTTATAGTATCAATTCCAAACACGGTTACGTAGCCATTTATCCAGTTTTGTAATATTAAAAAGTTGGAGTTAAGGGTTACTCTAGATCCAGATATCGAATCTGATCCTAAAATTTCATTAATGTTTACAGTTGCCATTTTCTTTTTTATTTGTTTTTTAAAGCGAAATATATATCATCGTCACAGACAACACTTAAATATGGAAGGACAAAAAATCAAACTTCATAAAAAACGCTTTATTGATATATCTTTAAGCGCAAAATCCTTGATTTATTCCAATAAAAATCCAGAAAATACCAATAATTTTTTTACCAAATCCAATAACCACCCGAATTGTATTAAATCGGAGTGTTACTACCTAAAAATAAAATAATAATATGGCAAACAGAAAGAAGAGAATCACTGACGAAGAGTTTTACGAAACCTTCCCACCGGGGTATCAACCTCAAAACGGATCAAGACTTGATCTGCAAAAATTGAGGCTAGATTATAAGTATAAAAACGAAAGTCAGAAAAATCTTATGAATCTAATAAATGATAATAAAATAACGATAGCAGCAGGTCCCGCAGGAACAGGTAAAACATATCTTGCGTGCGCTCAAGCTTTAAAACTTTTAAAAAGTGATCCTAGATTTAAAAAAATAATTCTTGTTAAAAGCGTAACTGTTCTTGAAGGCGAAGAAGTTGGATTTTTAAAAGGTGATCTTAAGGAAAAGATGCTGCCGTTTACCATTTCATTTCTGGATAACTTTCAAAAAATTATTGGAGAAGGACTAACCCAGATCATGCTGGATCAGGGATTCATTGAAGTTTTACCACTAGCTTATATAAGGGGTAGATCAATAGACAACGCAATTATTATTGTTGATGAAGCTCAGAACATCACTCAGAAAAATATGAGGTCGACAATGACAAGAATTGGTACAGACACCAAAATGATAATCACTGGTGACACCAAGCAGATCGATATGAAAAACACCAAGCTTTCATCACTGGATCTTGTTGTTAAGCTGTTTGAAAATAAGAATGATATAGGTACAATGAGTTTCAGTGTCAATGATATCGTTAGAGATCCGATTGTGAAATTGATCGAAGAGACATTCGATGAATGGGAAGATAACTCTAAAACAGGTAAATAAAAATTAAAAAGAACGGATTAAGAAATTAATCCGTTCTAAATGTTGCATCGGGATTATTAGGTATAACAACTTCAGATCCAAATTGAGGTTGTTCACCTCTGAATAAGGATTCCTGCTCGATCATCATATCCTTAGCAAGCTTTTGTGCCTGATAATCCCTTCCATAGAAAGGTTCTGGTTGTCCATAATCGAACGAATCAACTTCATCAGGATTCTTATCATCAGGTCTTTTAATCTTGTGATCAATAACCTCGATATAACCAGGCTTAGCTGTCATATAGACATTACCCATAGAATCCTCCACACTATTGTATATTGTGAAATTTCCAGCAATGCTGAATGTGTATATAAAATAAGGACTACCTTTTACATTCAGTAACTCATCTCCAGTTTTAGAATCGCTTAATATCCAATTATTATTTTGTTTTCCATATAGATTGGAAGCGTAGTTGTTAAATACCACCGTCGATAGTATTGGTACTTGCATGCCCATGTCTGTTGAATGTACATCGCACCATGTCCAAGCTCCTGATCCAGGTCTTGATATAATATTACCGAGATTGATACCCAATTCAGGCTGATATTGTTTTGTTAGTAATGAGAATGCTGATTTTGGATTAGACTGATAATAGCCACTCCCGGTAACACCCGTCCTATTTACAGCGTTTACAAATAGATTGCCTTCGGCATCACAATTAGCAGAAAACGCATCAACCTCAACGGTATGGTTATATCCACCGGTTCCACCAAAATTTATACCATCCAATATTTTTCCACTGCGATTTGTTTTTATAATATTAGTTCCTGTAACACCGGCAGCACCCAAAGAAATTCCATATATCATGTAATACTGATCGTCAAGTATTGGTCCACCGGAATTAAGGTTCACGTAACTTGTATTTTCAAAATCAAGATCGATAGAAAATATTGATTTCGAAACTGCTTGCTCCGTTATATTTGCGGTTAGCAAATATGTGGTTCCTGTTGATCCAGCTACAAAGGCATTACCAAAATAGCTTCCTGATCCGCCGAATATGGTTGTAACGTAATATGTGGAATCATCCTTACTAGCTGCTGGTAAATTATATGCACCGCTCGAATACCCGTCGGATATAAGAGCTCCAGTTACACCAACACCGGCCTTATTCATTATTATATAATAGGGCCTATCTGATCCTGTCGCTGATATCCCAATTCCACCCATAGTAAATGATCTATCAACATATCCAGTCACTAAAGTTGTATTATCTCCTCTTAGAGATTTTACAGATCCTATTTGACCGCTAGCAATTTTTAAAGCTCCGACTGGTGTGAAGTTAAGGCTCTCCGATGTTATGGTAGATAATAGAGAAAAATCATCAACTGATAATCTAACATACGAGAATACAGTATCCTGGTTAAATGCATAGAGTGTATTTCTATTGCTCTGTGCAATATAATCGGTCGTAAAAAATCCATCATTTGTTCTATTCCACAGATTTTTCAGAGTTGCAAATCCACCAAGTGGACTTCCGTCCATACTATTCCAGCTCTCCGAATTGTTTATAATTAGATTTATGGAATATCTAGTAACATCCAGTTTTATTTGCTTATCACCATCCGAATGACGCATAACAGCGGCTCTTGGAAAATGTCTAAATCCGGTGGTTCTAAAATACTTACGTGCCGCGGAATTGTAGTCATCGTAATTGATTAGAGGTGCCAATGAAGATACACCACCAAGATCACCATTTATTTTAGTAACAAATAGTCCTATGGATTGGACATCTTTTTTTATACCAATTTCCCATTGATTTAGGGTATTAGTCATATATTGTAGATTCCTTACCATCGGATAGGTATTTGGTGTATAATCATATCCATTAATAACGAATACAGCACCGACGAAATTTCCAATGGTTCCAGTAGCTCCAGACATGTATGTAACGTTGAATCTTAACCCTCCAGTGAATGTCGATATTCTATCTATTCTATAATAGGCCTCAGCCAAACCTGAGGGTGAATTCCAATATAGTCTTAATGTATTTCCTGTTACAAGCGCATCAAGTCCCGCACTGATGTTACCAGAGGTAAAGGAAGTATAATTTATTGATATGTATGTTACATCCTGATATAGTCCAGAAGAATTTAATGTCTTCATATCAAAATTACCGGAAGATGGAGGATTTACTGTATTAAAGGACCAGGTATCACTAAATGTAGGTACTGGTGATGCTGGATCATATATCCATGTATATGATCCGGATGTTAATCCAGTTATATAAGGATTGGTTACACCTATAGGTGCTCCAGTAGGTCCACCCTCAAAAAGATCATTTAGTAATTCGATTGAATCCCATACATAATCACCATTTTCTATAAATCTTTTAAACTGTCCGGTAGCAACAATTGAGGATCCATCAGGGGAAGGTGCCAGATCTTCTATTGTTGTCCAGTGACCCCTGAAGGGTAGAATTGAATCAACTATCCCTTTTTCATTGTAGCAAGTTATAAATCCCATTGATCCCGCACTAGTGGAAGTGGAAGGGACAATATTGGTTGCTCTACCACCTAATGTTGGATTTTGATTCGATAGCGAAGCTATATCATTGTTGTTATAGTAACCGAAGTTTGCATTCGTGTTTCCTGTTATGTACCCACCAACATAGTATTTGGTACCAAATTGTGTTTTTATACTAGCTGATGAAGTGATATAGATAGCACCTGTAGCACCATAAGAGTCAATTGCTCCTATAGTTATGTTGTCTGCCCAATTATAATCAGCTATCGATTCAACTAAAACTTCCTCCTCATACGATGGAATTGGCCAATTGTCCCAATATGGTTGTTTACCAGCCCTACCATCAGCAATGTCACTAAGTTCCGTAGTTAAAAATAGATTTCTTGGATCAAGTCCTGGAAACTTATACTTTAGAAACTCATCCTGATAGTTTCTCCATTCCGGATATTCCCATGTGTATTTATTAATCTTAGGAATAGCTGGATTTATTTCTGGCTGATCTGGTGTAAAATAAGTGAAGTTCCATCCCGTTGCTCCTTCATATTTAGATGAGCCATAAACATGAGGAATGTCATAGTCAAAATCGGAAAGATAGTTATAACAAAGAACCCAAAGTCCATCCTCATAAACAACCGAATTATTCTGAGTTATGTTGTGTTCGACAAGTTTTATATCAAGTACATTATCATTAGCAATCCCATCGACTGCTGATGTGTGCTGTGTGAAACTTACACCGTTGAAGTGCCAAAGACCCGTCCCTAAATTCAGTTCACCATCACCTGACGAAAAGAAAACGTGGCCATTTGGTCTGGATTTAACTTTTGTAACTGGACCTGTAGCTACGGGGTAATTATAGAATTCAGTTCCATCAAAGAACGATAGACCAACGTCCGTTCCTATCCATAGATTTCCATCCTCGTCGAGGTCAATAGAATAAATATTATCCGATATTATTCCGCTTGTCTTCGTGTTATAAACCTGAGCTTGTTTTATTATGTCAAATCCACCCAGAAGAGTCTCTTTCTCTAATGTACCCTGGGGTATTGTAAAAAGACCCTCCGATGTTGCAACATAATAGAAGTAGTCCTTACCATCATATCCCTTGGCTATTATATCATAGATATGTGGCCAAGCGTAGCCGGGAACGGTTTCTCTCCACTCTTCGGTTTCAATCAGATAATAGAAAAGCCTACCACCAGTAACTCCATTTATCTGAGTGTATCCGGTAGTTCCTGTTCCACCTATACCATTAAGTGGAGTAGCAAAGGCGAGAATATCATCCCCGTATGGGCAAGCATAAATATGGGAGATTTCCTGTGGTTCAGTAAAACTACCAAGATCAGAAAATGTCCAGCTATCACCTATACTAACATCATTGCTATCAATATAGAAAACCGCATTCTCATTAAGTCCCGATGTTGGTCCTTCAGCGCATCCAACCCATACTCTATCTTCGGGATCTATTGATATTGATCTTGTGTCTAAGAAATAAGGTGCTCCACTAGGAACCGCAGAATTTGAGTAATTGTAATATTCCCATGTATTTCCATCAAATCTTCTTAGATCCTGTCCTGATCCCCAAACATAGAATTCGGAATCTATATCAATTTGATTCATTATTAAATAGTAGCTTGCCATCTATATCTTTAGTTTACTTTTTGTTTTTAATTATACGCCTCCACCTATTCTCCATCCCCTCAAATAGCTATCCTTTGTCGGATAAATGAACGGAAGACTACATATTGAGTTAAATCCGAGCCATGAATTCCAAAATGCTTTGTTTCCGATTGGACCGGATGATGATGTTATATTTCTGTCAGCGGAAAAATAACCCTGTCCATCAACATTATTATCCCAGCTAGGTCCCCAGTTAACTTTTACGCTTTTTATATTTTGCCCGTCCAGAACGGTTCCAGTGTCATAAACAAATGGATCCTTAACATACAGTCTAATCCCCGGAAAATTTAAGGAGTCATATTGTTTTGCTGCAGGAAGT